GTTTTATCGGCTCTAAATATACTCTTTCTACGACTGCAGGTTCAACATTGAACGGTAGATCAAAGGAAGGGGCAACCGCAACAACCTCAAGTGGTGTAGCGTTATGTGTAGGATTCGCCTCGCAACCAAGCAACGAAATCGGTGCTTATGCGAGAGGGTTATTCACATTCCCTACTAACACTTTTGCTGTTTAATTCTAAGGAGATAAATAATGGCGATTAACAGAGCACAACTAGTTAAAGAACTAGTACCTGGACTCCATGCTCTCTTTGGATTAGAGTATGAGAGATATAATAACGAACACGAAGACATCTTCGATACTGAGAACTCCGAAAGGGCTTTTGAGGAAGAAGTAATGTTAAGTGGGTTTGGTGAAGCACCGACTAAAGGAGAAGGAGCCGCAGTCATTTATGACACAGCTCAAGAATCCTGGACATCTCGTTTCACGCATGAAACTATCGCACTAGCGTTTGCGTTAACAGAAGAAGCAATCGAAGATAACCTCTACGACACACTTTCTTCACGTTACACAAGAGCACTAGCACGTTCGATGCAACAAACTAAGCAAGTTAAAGCAGCTAATGTTTTAAACAATGCTTTTAGTTCATCTTACGTTGGCGGTGATGGAAAAGAGCTTTGTGCTACAGACCATCCAACTGTTGCGAACGTTGATTTAAGTAATGAGCTGTCTACAGCTGCTGACCTTAATGAAACTTCTCTAGAGCAATCATTGATTGATATCGCTGGATTTAAGGATGAAAGAAACCTTAAAGTGAATGCACAAGCAAGGAAATTAATTATTCCACCTGCTTTGCAATTCGTAGCGGATAGATTGATGGAAACTCCAGGAAGAGTTGGTACTTCAGATAACGATATTAATGCAATTAGAAATATGGGAATGGTCTCAGAAGGCTACGTTGTAAATCATTATCTAACAGATACTGACGCTTTCTTCATCAAAACTGATGTTCCTAACGGGTTAAAACACTTCGTTAGAACTCCTGTATCTACTAGTATGGAAGGCGACTTCGAAACTGGTAACGTAAGATACAAGGCGAGAGAACGTTACAGCTTTGGTTGGAGTGACTGGAGAGGTATCTTCGGTTCACCAGGAGCCTAATTCATTAACGTGAATTCATTAAAGGGGAACTTCGGTTCCCCTTTTCTTTTTGTAGGCATTCATATACAATCAAAAGACTAGGATATATTAACCTGTTCTACAGACTGACCTAGCAGACAAGCCGAGACAGTAGAACTTATTTCCACGGAGGAAATTATGGCAAAATCAACCTTTTCGGGTCCTGTACAATCATTAGCAGGATTTATATCAGCAGGTAACGCTAACGTTGTTAGTTTAACTGCAGACACATCCCTGACAGTGGCTTCCCACGCAGGAAAAATAATAACTTGTAATGACGCAGACGGTAAGTTTACTTTACCTACTATCGTTGCTACTGCTCCAGGAAGAGACGATGATCCTAATCAAACAAATAATTTAGGTGCATCATTCTTTTTCGTAGTAGAGACTGCTGCAACTGATATGGACATCTTAACAGATGGTACAGATAAGTTTGTAGGTGGACTTTACACTGGTGTAACAGACGCAACAGGTAAAACTTTTATTTCTGGTGCATCTAACGATGTTATCACTATGAATGGTTCTACTAAAGGTGGACTTGCAGGTAGTATCGTTAAAGTTACTGCTATGGCAAGTGCTAAATACGCAGTAGAGGGAATTATTTTAGGGTCAGGAACTTTAGTTACACCATTTGCTGACGCTTAATCTTAATATAGGAGATTAATATGAGTTCATCAGATGTAAAAGCGACCGTAGCTTTAGCTGCAACAGGACAATTACAAGGATTTATTGGTTCTGGTGCGGGTACTGCTACTAATTTAGGTCCAATAAGAATTCAATCTGTTCAAGCACAAGCTAGTGCCGCAGATGGTTCTATAAAAATCTATGACGGAACGGGTGCAAGTGGGACTAAGTTACTTATTGAGTTTAAGTTCGGTTCAGCAGCAAATGAGTCTTTTGACCATTATTTGCCTAATGACGGAGTAAAATTTGATACAGGAGCTTATGTTGTGTTGGCTAACTGCGACTTTTTTGTAGCATACTACAACTAACATGGCAACCTCGGGAACTCGTGCATTTAGTTTAGATGTAGCGACCGCAATCGAAGAGGCGTACGAACTTGCAGGATTAGAAGCTCGTACGTCTTATGATGCTGTTACAGCACGTCGTTCTATGAATATAATGTTTGCCGACTGGTCAAACAGAGGTATTCAAATGTGGGAAGTAACTAAAGTAGAGTTAACTCTTACAGAAGGTACTAATGAATATACGATTAATTCGTATGATATTGATGTTTTAGACGCTTACGTAGAAAGAACAGTAAGTGGTATTGTAACTGATTACCCTTTAGACAGAATAGATCGAAACGAGTATATAAGTATTCCTAACAAAGCTACTAAAGCACGTTCTACAGAATTTTGGTTAGAACGTAAAACGTCTCCTGTTATTCATCTTTATCCAACGCCCGAGAATTCAACGGACAAACTCATTTACTATGTATGGCGTACTATAGAGGATGCTGCGGCTTCTCTTAACGATGTAGATATACCTACACGATTTATGCCTTGCTTAGTATCGGGACTAGCTTATTATCTGTGTATAAAGAAAAATGTTCAGAAACTTCCTGTCATACAGGATTTATATGAAAGAGATTTAGCTAACGCTTTACGTTATGACGAAGACCGTTCTAATATTAGATTAGTTCCTAAACAAGAGTATATCTAATGGCTTATGCTTCAGGAAAATATGCTTACTTTATCTGCGATACTTGCGGATTTAGATACCCATATAAAGAAGCAAGAGGAACTTGGGAAAACAATAGAGTTTGTCATGAGTGTTACGAACCTAAACATCCACAACTAGACCCACCAAGTATAGGAGCAGACGCAGAACTTCTTTGGAGACCTAGACCTGACGTTCCATTACCTCAAGCAGGTTTGGGTGTTGTTACTACAATAGATCCTTCAACAGCAGTTATAAATAGTACAACAAGCCCTAGTGGAACTAGAACAATGACTGTTACAGATGATCCTATAGGTAGTGTGTTTGAAGGAGAGTTTGGAACAGGTGAAGTAGGTACTTTAGAAGCAGGTGGAGACTAATGGCAGGATTTACATACGCAACATTAAAAACAGCAATACAAGATTATTTAGATAATACAGAAACTACTTTTGTTAATAATTTAGATACGTTTATACAAACAACAGAGGAAAGAATTTTAAAAGGAGTACAACTTCCTGTTTTTCGTAAAAACGTTACAGGTAGAGCTACGCAAGGCAATACTTATTTAGCAACTCCTTCAGATTTCTTATCTCCTTTCAGTTTAGCTTTAATTGATAGTTCAGGTAATTATAGTTATTTATTATTAAAACACGTTTCCTGGATTAGAGACTACACCCCTTCAGCATCAACAGAAGGATTACCTTTATATTATTCTCAGTTTGATGATAATACTTTTTTACTAGCCCCTACACCTAACGCTACATTAGATTTCGAACTTCATTACAACTACAGACCAGCATCTTTAACAAGTATGCAATCAAGCGAACAAACTTGGCTTTCCGATAATGCTCCTAATGCTATGTTATACGGAGCTTTAGTAGAAGGTGCAGTGTTTATGAAAGAAGCTCCTGATACTATTATGCTATACGAACAAAAATTCCAAGAAGCTTTAGCCTTACTTAAAGTTCTTGGGGAATATAAAGACGTTAGAGATGAAGCTCGAAATGATCAACTTAAAATACAACCACAAGCATGAAAGAACTAGAGGGTAAAAACGTTGCGATCGTTGCTATGGGGCAAAGTCAACTAGATTTTCACCTTTCGCAAACACATAGTGTAGAGTTTGATGAGGTTTGGGCTATAAACGCAATGATTGGTGTTTTACCCGATATTGATAAAGCTTTTATATTAGACCCGATGAGTCGATTTTTAGATACTGATGATGCAGGAAATATGACTGCTATGATGAGAAAGAAATTACCTAAATGTAATTTTCCTATCTATACTTGTGAGTTAGACGATAGAGTCCCCGCGGCTATAGAATACCCCATAGAACTTGTTGTACATGATTTAGGTTGTTCTTATTTTAATAACACTATTCCATACGCTATAGCTTTTGCTTTATGGAGTAAGGTTGGTAAAATTTCATTATTTGGAATCGATTTTACTTATAAAAACAATATGCATTTTGCGGAAGCAGGTAGATCATGTACTGAGTTTTGGTTATCTAAATGTATTGATGCAGGAATGCAGATAGAAGTCGCTCCTAGATCAACTTTGTTAGATATGGATATTCCTTTACATGAAAAACTATACGGTTATCATAGACTTGATGATCCTAAGATTGTTTATCAAGATGGTAAAGATATGAATGTTTGTAAATTATCTGAAGTACAGATGGAACCAAAAAATAAACCTGTAGGGATTATTAATAGACATGATTTAAAAGAACTAAATCCCGTAGAGCCAAAAGAGTATTAATATGTTTTCTTTAAGATCAGATTTAAAAGTAGGCAATTTAGGAGTAACCACTACAGACAACAGAGGACTTAGTGTTGATGAAGTTTCTGAAATGGCGGTTAATAAAATAATTTCTGTGAGCGATACAGCTCCTGCACCCATAAGGGCACAAGCTCATGCATTTAGAGATGCGTGTAAAAAGATAATTAGCTATTATATGCAAGAGGCGATAAAAAACCATATGTGTACAATAGGTAATCAATTAGAACAGCAAGGTCATAAAGACTTAGCTAATATTATCAGGAGACTATAATGGCAATAACACAAGCAATGTGTACAAGCTTTAAAAAAGAACTATTAGAAGGAAAACATAATTTTCTCGCTTCTGGTGGCAATTCTTTCAAACTAGCGTTATACACAAGTTCAGCAACAATGACTGCGGCTACTACAGCATACAGCACAAGTCAAGAGGCATCAGGAACAAATTATACTGCAGGTGGTGCGGCATTAACCAATATTAATCCAACATCTTCAGGAACAACAGCGTTTACTGACTTTGCTGATTTAACTTTTGGTACAGCCACTGTTACAGCAAGAGGGTGTATGATCTATAATGATACACAATCAGGTGACCCCGCAGTTGCTGTGTTTGATTTTGGTGGAGATAAAACATCTACAGCAGGTAGTTTTACAATAACCTTCCCAACAGCAGACGCATCTAACGCAATTATTAGAATAGCCTAAGTTAACTTATGGCTAGTATCACTGGCTGGGGCAGAGGCACTTGGGGTCAAGGAACCTTTGGTGAACCTTTATCTGTTGCTCTTACAGGAGTTGCAGGTACTTCTGCGTTAGGTTCAGAAACAGTCACAGGTGATGCAAATATTACCGAGACAGGATTAGCAGGTACTTCTGCTTTAGGTTCTGTTACAGGTAAAGGTTCTGCAATAGTTGCGGAAACAGGTGTTGCTGCTACAGGAGCAGTAGGAACAGCAACTGCCACAGGAGTTGCTCTTACAGGAGTTACTGGTTTAGCAGGTACTTCTGCATTAGGTACTGAAACCGCTACAGGTACTGCAGAAGTAGTTATTAGTTCTGGTGTTGCAGGAACTGGTGCTATAGGCAGTGAAACTGTCACAGGTATTGCGAATGTAGCTCCTACTGGTTTAGCAGGTACTTCTGCATTAGGCAGTGTATCAACTATTGGTAATAACGTAATCGAAATCACAGGACTTAATGCAACGTCTGCAATAGGTTCTTTACAAACAAAAGCAGACGCTATCGTTTTCCCAACAACAGTTGCAGGAACAGGCGAAATAAATTTTGTTCTTATTTGGGGGGAGATAGTTCCAGGAGTAACTACCGACTGGTCGGTTATTTCTGATTCTCAATCACCTAACTGGCAAGAAGTTGCTTAACATTTTAACAAAAAAGATATACAATCAATAAAGCACGGAGATATAAAAGATGGCAAGTACATACGTAAACGATCTAAGACTCAATGAGATGGCTACTGGTGATGGTAGTGGAACGTGGGGCGAAACAACCAATACAAATTTAGAATTAATAGCAGAAGCGTTTAGTTATGGCACAGAAGCCATTACTACTAACGCTGATACTCATTCAACAGTTATAGCAGACGGAGCAACCGATCCAGGTCGTTCTATGTACCTAAAATATACAGGCACACTAGATTCAGCCTGTACAATTACCATCAGCCCTAATACTGTTTCTAAACTTTGGTTTATAGAAAACGCTACTACTGGCTCTCAAAATATTATTATTTCTTGTGGTTCTGGTGCAAACATTACCATTCCACCTGCCGATACTAAAGTCGTGTATTCAGACGGAGCAGGAAGTGGAGCAGCAGTTGTTGATGCTTTTGCCAGTCTTTCAGTCGTAGATTTAAAAGTACAAGACGATCTTACAGTCACAGACGATGCAACCATAGGTGGTACTCTAGGAGTAACAGGTATAGTTACACTTACTGACGATCTTATTATTGGCGATGGTAAAACTATTGGCTCTGCATCGGATGTAGATGCAATGACAATAGCATCTAATGGTCAAATAACACTTACTCAAACACTTATTGGAACTGCTTTAGATATTTCAGGCGATATAGATGTTGATGGAACAGCTAATCTTGATGTTGTAGACATAGATGGTGCTGTTGATATGGCATCTACTCTTACAGTTGGAGGTCAAGTCACTTTTGCAGATGGTTCAGCAGGAGCACCTAGTATTAGTAATACAGGCGATGT